TGGTGTTGAAATTCACGAATGGCTTAAGAAGAATTGTCCTTACTGGTTTGGTGTTAATTATTACGATTTCCATCGCTATGCCATAATTGATGATGATGGTGACATGTTGCTTTGGCAACAACACAATTTTTTTCAGACGGATAATTATAGTGGACTCACCCCGAACATATGTTATAAAATAAAGAGATTTTTTACACACGAAACGTTTTAAGAATGACAGATTCTGAAGTAATTGAGAAGGTACTCAAATCAAATAAACCATCAGACATCTTTAATGGTGACTGGAAAGCTGATTTTAAGAAATACAGTCTACTTATCCATCCAGACCGATGCCACCATTCCAAAGCAAGTGATGCGATGGCTGTTCTAAGTAATTACAAAGAACAACTGGAGAAAGGCGTACCATATCGGGACGAAGCTGGTGATTTCCGAGTCTTCGATAAGAAGATTATTTATAAGGTTACCGATGATAATCGTAAATTATTGAGGAAGTCTTTCGAGAATTTCAGGTTATTGAAGACGAGAACTGACAAGATGTCAGTAAGTTTTCACAGATATCTGCCAGAAAGTATGAGACTAAGTGCTAACGAACTAATAATTAATTTCAAAGACCGAACAGTTCCGCTCACTGGACAGCAATTACCTCAACATCATGTTAACTGGCTGTTTAGTAGGATGTTCGAACTTTCGTTATGGTTTAGGAAAATTGGCTACTCTCACATGGGTTTGAATCCCACCACTGTCTTCGTAGTGCCTGAGACTCACGGCATTATAGTGGTTAGTTTCTATCATATGACTCATTTAGACAAAAAAGCCAAGACAATATCAGCAAGATACAAAATGTGGTATCCAACTACACTTTTCATGAAAAAAATTGCTACTCAGGACGTTGATTTGGAACTCTGTAAGAAAATTGCACTATATTTGTTAGGAGATAGGAGTGCAGCAGGAACTAAATTAAAGCGAGAGAAGGATGTTAATCAGGAAATATTGAATTTCCTTTTAACTAAGCATGAAAATGAAATGGAAGACTATAATCATTATAGACAATTGCTGTCGAAAAATTTTAAAAAGAAATTTTATCCACTAAATCTGTAACATTTAAAAATAATTTTCGTATAATTGAACTCTTAAGTATAAATAATCATTAATAATTAAAATTGAAATCAAATGGGATTAAATCAAGAAGATGCCAAGTCTTTCGAAGACATGGCTGCTGAAATGGACGCAGCACCTGAAGCAGTTGCTGAGAACACGGAGACAGTTGCCGAAACAACTGAAGAAGCCACGGCTGACACTGGTGGTGGAGTTACTGAAACCGAAACACCTGCCGAATAATGGGATATTCAGGTTGGTCGGATGATGCGTATACCAATCTTAGTTCATCTAAGGGTTACGCCAGTAAAAGTGCTGCTGACATTTTCTCGTCAGACGCAAAGAAAGACATGCTCCCCAAGGACGTAGATATCAGGGAATCACGTGACAGTGATGAACACCCTGAATCCCTTGCGGTAATGCTTTTTCTCGATGATACTGGAAGTATGGGAAGAATCCCTGAAAACATCGTGAAAAACGAACTCCCTGTTCTTATGAACACCATTATTGAAAATGGTGTAGAACATCCTCAAGTACTTATTGGTGCGGTCAATGACCATCATTGCATCAATACTCCGCTTCAAATCGGTCAGTTTGAAAGTGGAACTGAAGAACTTGATAAGTGGCTGACCAGTCTTGCTATCCAAAGTGGTGGTGGTGCTCAGAGTCGTGAAAGTTACCTGCTTGCATGGTATCTGGCTGGAAGGCACACATCAATCGACTGCTTTGAAAAGCGTAACGAAAAGGGTTTCCTTTTCACTATTGGTGACGAAATGAGTTGGGATAAACTCGACCCACGTGCAATTGAAACCGTCTTTGGCGGTGAAGCTGCCGAAGGTGTTACCGACAAACAATTGCTTGAAGAAGCACAGAGGCTTTATAACGTGTATCATATTCACGTCAATGAAGCCAGTTACAAAGACGACCCACAGGTTTTGGGTTACTGGCGTGACATGCTTGGTGAAAGACTCATTGTTCTTGAGGACTATACCGCAATCTGTGCAACAATTGCTACCCTGATTGCTGTCCAGCACGGTGTTGACATCGCAGATGCGACATCAAAGATGGATGCCAAGACTAAAGGTCTGGTTACCACGGCTCTGGCAACAGTTGTTACTGGTTCGATTGTATCAGCAAGTGATGACGGGGTGATTGACCTGTAAAGGTGAACTGTTATAAATATGATGAAAAGGGAACTGGTGAAAATTAGTTCCCTTTTTTTGTAACATATTCGAAAACTTTTCGTATAATTGCATATGGAAAAAATGAATCCCGCATATCAATATGCATTATTGGTTACTATATCAATACTACTAAACATAATCCTAAAATATGAAGGAAATGTATTATTTGTAATGATAGGAATAGGATTCTTTATTGTGATTTATATACTGGACAAAATATTGAAAAAACTGAAATGAATAAAAACGTAAGTATTGTATTAGGTGCACTTTTCGGTGATGAAGGTAAAGGTGCTATGGTTAATTTTCTGGCAAGAGATGCCAATAATCCCCTGATTATCAGATTCAATGGTGGACATCAAGTAGGACACCAAGTCGTAAATGATGGGACACGTCATGTGTTCTCTAATTTCGGTTCGGGTACGCTTCAAGGCGCACCGACCTATTGGTCGAGGTTCTGCACAGTAAGTCCCACAGGAGTGATGCGAGAAGGAAAGGCATTGCGTGATATGGGAATTAACCCCGTTGTATTTTATGATGCTAACGCAATGGTAACCACACCTTTCGATATTCTGAAAAACATTCAAAACGATAATGCCAATTATCATGGGAGTGTTGGGGTTGGGTTTGGACAAACCATTCAGAGGAACGAAGACATGTACCATCTATACATGCGTGACCTACTCTACCCCAAAATTAGGGACGCAAAACTCCAGAATATTATTAATAAATATTATGGATATAACTTCGACCCCACACAACCACGTCAAAATGTGAAGACAAGGGCGATTTACGAAGATTTTATTAAAGCCTGTGATGAATTGGTGAGAACCCACAAAATTATTTTTGATGGTTTGAGAGAATTACAAGACCATGATTGGATTTTCGAGGGTGGACAGGGTATCTTGCTTGACATGGACTACGGTTTCTTTCCAAATGTAACTCGTAGCAACACCACAGCAAAGAACGCCCTTGAACTTCTTAAAGACTATCCAGAGCGTTCTATCAGGACATTTTATATGACCAGAGCATATCAGTGTCGTCACGGAAATGGGTATATGACCAATGAAGACCTTGATAATGACTACATTATTGATAACCCACTGGAAGCCAATACCGATGAAAGTTTTCAGGGTGAGTTCAGAAAAACGGTATTGGATGTTGACTTACTGAACTACGCAATTAGTTGTGACCACTACGAGAATCCTAAATCTCAACGAATTTTGGTTGTAACTTGTCTCGACCAAGTTCCAGCAAGACTCCCTGTCACATTGGGTGGTGAACTGGTTGAAATCGAATGGAAAGAAATTGTCAATTATGTTGACCCAAGGATGCAATCATGGGGAACATATAGTGACGAGGGGTATAAATATCCTTGGCAATTAAAAGAAAAAGAAAATGAGATTCTTAATACAAAAGATTGACAAGGAAATCAGGCACGATTTCAGTTTTACATTACTGGAAAGCATTCGCTACCAGAAGTGGAAACAAGGCGAGGATGCAGATGTCGTGGTAAAATACATCAACTGCAAAGCCAATGATGGTGTATGGTTCTTTAAGCTATTTCACCAACACTATATTCCGATTGGTAGCGTAGAATTTGTGAGTTCTTGGTTTCAAAGATTCTATAACCACGAACCCAAACCAGTCAACATTCCCGATGAACTTAACGAACCTATCTTCACCAAGAGACCTGTCATTAATGGTACTCATGACGACATCGATAATCTTCCAGATGGTAAGTGGTTTGTGAAGAGTAATGATATCATCAAGGGAATGGCTGAAATGTTTAAAATTGATGACAATCATAGTTGGAGCATTCCAATGGGTGAATATCAGATGTCGGAATATATTGATATTCAGAGTGAATGGCGTGCTTTTGTTTATCGGGGTAAACTTGTGGGACTCCAGAATTACAGTGGGGTTTTTAGTAAATTCCCTGATGTGCCAAGCATTCTTCATATGATTAATTACTATAAATCAGCACCAGTTGCTTATACTCTGGATGTCGGTGTGAATGATTATGGTACTTTTGTAATTGAATGTCATGATTTTTTTTCATGTGGACTCTATGGGTTCGCCAATCATGATATTTTACCTTATATGTATAGTAGATGGTTTCACGAATACTTAAATAAAATCAAATGACAATAAAACAAATTTTTGATGAGATAGCCAATGAGTCTGGCACGAACATGAAAATGGAAATCCTTGAGAAATATAAGGATAATGAGGAATTGGTAAGGGTACTATATCTCGCCAACTCGAAACGAGTGAAATTCTTCATTAAACAAATTCCTGAGTACCATACCACCAATGAGTTGCATCTCCAACACAAGTCCTTGGAGTACGCACTGGATGAACTTTCAAAACTCAGTAACAGGGAATTGACAGGACATGCAGCTATTGCCCATCTCCAACAAATCCTTGGATATCTGGATGCCGAGGACGCATATATTATTGAGCGCATCATTGAGAAGGACTGTAAAATTGGCATGGGAACTCGAAACATCAACAAGGTTATCCCTAATCTGATTGAGAAAACTGGTTACATGGGTTGCAAACCCTACTCCAAGAAACTAATTGAAGAATTGCTTGCAGATGCCACGGCTTATAGTCAGGAAAAAATGGATGGAAGGTTCGTGAACATCGTGATTCAAGGTGGTGAAGTCCAGATGGAAAGCCGACAAGGTGAACCCACGTTATTGGATGACCCTGCTTTCATGGCAGAACTTTCCCGTCTCAATAAAGACTGTGTACTGAATGGCGAGTTGACGATGGATGGAGTTGAGCGATACCAGAGTAATGGCATGATTGCATCTTTGATAGACATCGCCAAAAAAGATGGTGATGTCAAGAAAATAGCCAAATTCGAAAAGAAACACATGCCATATCGTGAGGCACTGGATGCTGTTAGGGTTACGGCTTGGGATATCTTGACTCTTGACGAATACTTTACCAGAACCTGTACTCGTCCCTACTATGCCAGACTTGACGAACTTAAAGCAACGCTTGCGAGTCTGGGGGAAAGTAAGTTATCCGTAGTTGAGACCCGTGTGGTTAGCAGTGTTGAAGAAGTTATGGCGCATTTCACCGAAGTCCTTAAACGTAATGGTGAGGGTACTGTTGTGAAATCATTGGATGGTGTCTGGGCAGATAAGAAACCCAATTATCAAATCAAAGTCAAGAAAGAAATGAACCTTGACCTCAGAGTGATTGGCTTCAACTATGGTAAGGCAGGAACAAAAAATGAGAACGTGATATCGAGTCTGGATGTGGAATCCGAAGAGGGTACGCTCAAGACATCCCCGGGTGGGATTAACGAAGATGATATGCAATACATCACCGACCATCAGCAGGAACTGCATGGGAAGATTGTTGAAATCAAGTGCTCTGGAATTTCCCAAGATGAAAATGGAAATTACTCTACCCTTCACCCCGTATTCAAGATGTTCAGGGATGACAAAGACGTTGCCAATACTCTTGAAGAATGTATTGAAATTAACGAATCAGCCTCGCTATAATGAAACTCAAAGGAGAATTCAGACAAAAATATACTCTCGATAGGGAAAGTAAGGAACTCGTGGTTGAAGTCGAATTAAAACAACACGAGGGAATGCTTGAACCCCGTCAAAATCTCTGGTATGGCGTTGCAAGAGCCAATGACAAAGAGATTAAACACAAGGACTTGCCTTATTGTGTAAATGCTCAGTACATGGCAGAACAAATTGGCGCAGAAATTATCGGGGCATGGAAGAAAAGAGCCGAGGAACAAGGAAAAAGTTTTAGGTTAAAAAGAAAATAATCATGAAAGTAAAAGCATTACGTTACAAAAAGGAATTTAACGACTTCCAAGAATTTGTTCTTATCGAAGAATTTGGTGGTGAACCCACAATATTCACATCGGAAACACCTAAATTATATCCAGAATCAGCTACATTGGAGGGTTTGAGAGAATATGTCGAGACTAATGATTATTATGAGGGTCTTGATTTGGATTGGGACACCGTGGAACTCGTGGAATTCCATTTAGTCGAAGTCAATACCGTTGGTGCTGACATCCGAAATAAACTTAGTCCATGTAAAAATTTGGCTGAACTTGTTAAGGTTTTCTTGGATGAAGAACATCCTGACAAAAAGAACGGTTTGAAAAAATTGATATACGAAGAAATAAAACAAAGCAAGAAAAGTGTTGACTATCTTGCAAGTTTGCTTTAAAACAATTATATTTGTGACAGTAAGAATGCAGGAAACCAAGAGTAGAGAGTAAATTTTGAAATCGAAGGTGGTGAGGAAAGAAGCCTGACGTGCACGACAGTCTGCTTTCTTGGGAGTTCGAATCTCTCTTCCTGCTCGAAGACGAGTTGGAATTAGGCAAAGCCAGCACAATTGCGGTATAATATGCCTCTGGAAAAACTAAAAACGTTCACCGCAGGTAGGAAAGATTTCGCAAACCTAAAGTTTCATCGGTTTCTATGAAGACTGAAATCGATTTTAAATTAGAAAAATTATGGGATACCTTCACATAGACAACTTATACAAGAACCAAACAATCCTTTTATTTAAGGAATGTTATGCTCTGGAAAAAATTCATGGCACATCAGCACATGTTGGTTGGAAATTCGAAACCAAACAAGTTAATTTTTTCACTGGGGAAAATCATGAATTGTTTTTATCTCTATTCGACAAAGAGTTTTTAATTAAAAAGTTTGAAGAAGTCTTCCCTGACCAAGATGTGGTTATCTTTGGTGAACACTACGCAGGTAAATGTCAGGGCATGTCAAAGACCTATGGCAAGCAATCCAAATTTATTGGCTTCGATGTCAAGGTCGGTCATGTCTGGCTTAATGTGCCTAATGCTCATGATGTATGTAATCAATTCAATCTGGACTTCGTGCATTACGCCAAGATACCTGTTGAATTGGAAGTCTTTAATACGTATCGAGACTTACCAAGTGTTCAGGCAGAACTAAATGGGTGTGGAAATGATAAACAACGTGAAGGCATCGTGTTGAGACCATTAGTTGAAATGCGTACCAATAACGGTGAGCGTGTTATCGCCAAATACAAACCAGAGGAATTCGGTGAAACCCGAACCAAGCGTGAAGTCAGTCCCGAACAACTCAAGGTTCTTGAGGATGCAAAGGAGATAGCCGAGGAATGGGT